CACCAAGGAGCGTTTGTGTGATCAGTTCTAGCTAGCACGCCGCCGATGTCGCCGTTCATTGGGATCCAACGATAGACGTCGTTATAGCGATCGTACTGATACTTATAACCAGTATCCATGATAGTATATGAGCTGGAATCGATAACGTTTCTCCAGTCGATAAGACCGAGAGCCTGCTGACCGTAACCATTCAACGTTAAGCTTGAATCTGGTGATACGCAGAGTACGCAGTCTTTTCTTACGTTGACGACGTTCTCAATAAGGTAGTTGGCGAGTAGATAGTTGTTTACCGAACCAACGTTGACGCCGGCAGTAGAACCACCGATTGGTTTACCTTGTAGAAGAATGTCGATAGTAACGTCTTCTTTAGAAACGAACATGCCATAGCCGTTCGTGATAGTGGCAAGATCGATATTAGCTTCGTTGTTACCGTCGTGACCTAGCGATAGACTTACACTCAATGGCGCAGGATTTAGCGAAGATGCAAGATTTACGCCGGTGTTAGATGTAGCAAGAGTTCTATCATTTGCGAACCAGATATACTTAGAGTTCTTGTTGATCACAGTAGCGTAGTAGTTGGTAGTACCACCTTGGTTCATGGCGTCTGTAGCTCTTGATAGACCTTTAAAGGTCTCAAGAATAGTGCCAGGAGTACCGGTGAACTTACCGTCTTCGTCGACTACTACGATGTGTAGCTCGTCTTGAGCCGAAGTGTTACCGTTGTATAGCTGCCAGCTAGACTGACCAGGAGCAGTTCCTACTGATATGTAATACTGCCACTGTCTCTGGAAGCTGTTCGCAGAGTATGCAGTCGATAGTCTGTATGGCGTACCAAAGTTTAGCGTGAAAGTACTAGCAGAAGAGTTAGTAGTAACGTTGCTGACCGAGCTAAGCTGCATATACTGCTGGTTGATAGTAGTATTACCAAATAGGATCTGGTCACCAACACCAAAGTTACCTAGAACGACGTTTGCGAAAGCGCCGGCTGTACCACTAATACCGTCACCGGTTAGTACCACAGTAGCTGAAGTGTTACCAGTATTAATTGAGATGCTACCAGCAATGGTGTTACCAGTTAGCGTACCAGAAAGATTGACGTTTGAGCTAAACGCGTTAGCCGTATCAACTACTGAAATTTTCAACGAGTTACCCATCTCACCAGGATACTTAGCTACCCAGTAGACGTTAGTATCGAAGTTGAGAGCTGAGTTAGCGACTTTATTACTGTAGCTTACGTCGCCGGTGACGATCTGGTTGACGAGGTTACTTACGTAGTTAGTGCCTGGCTTTACTGCAAGAGCTGAGTAGCTAGTCTGAGCGTAACCCATGTATAGAGTCAGCTGAGAGTTACTAGTAACGTTAGCGTTGACGCTTATGGCAGTAGAGTTGATAACAGTCACTACAGTGTTAGTTGAAACGATCGAAGTATTAGTCGACTGAGTGACGTACATTCCAGAAACGATGCTGGAAGATAGTAGGTTTGTGACACCGCCGCCAGCTAGAGTTAGGATAGTGTTTGGGTTGAGCGTGTTTGCACCGACTGAATAGAAAGTAGCGTTGCCGGTGCCGCCAGTAGTGTTGGCCGCACGGACGACGTATAGAGAGTTTGTATATGATAGGAAGTTAGCAGCGGTGAAGAACGTCTCTGCGTTGTAGCTAGTTGGTGAACCGAACTGCTGAACTAGAGTAGTTTCTGAATTGATGAGAGCTCTCTGGCCAACTGGACCCCAACGAAATAGACCTGCGATAGCACCGACCGAAGTAGATACCGAAGGGACGATCGTAGTTAGGTCGATTTCTGTAACGTTTACGCCTGGACTAAGTAAAGTAGCCATTATTTTCTCCTTTTAGACAAGAAATTAATAATCCAAATTTAAATTTATTTATCAAATCTCATCTTTTACTCAAAAGTCTGGCTGTGTAGACCACATCCAAGCGTCAGGATTGTATATCTCATACTCTTCATCTATAGTATCTCTGCCGTCTTCCATGAATCCGAAAGGCGCCATGTCTTGCTCCATATCTTCTTCAGACTTGTCCCTGAGTGATTGGAGGGTATTTATATTCGTATAATCTTTAAAGTACTGCTGCTCAGACAACCAAGCGAACAGCACCAAGCACATCACAAGATCGTCGTGTTTTCCAGGTTCTGCCTCGTATGAATTTCCCTTCTTAGAGAATGTAGAAAGTTCGTTGATGGTATGAAAGTCATTTACGACAAACTGATTCTGTTCAATCAGTAGCTTTAGTATAGAGCATCCAACAGACTTAACGACCTTAGTAGTCCTAATGCCCTTGTCAACGCTGCCACCACCAAATCCAGCGGTGATGCGCTTGCCTGATCGACCAGCGTTCTCTGTGAACAACACGTGCTCATAGCCGAAGTCGTAGTGTAGCGAGTGAGACACCTGCTCGCCGATGTCGTTTACTTCTACCAGAACTGAAGCGTTGTTGTACGCCTTCGCCACCCTGTGAATGACTTCGGCGTAGTCTACAGGAGTCACTGAGTTATTTCTATAGACGCACGTCTGTTGATAAGGCATGCTCGTCACGTCTACTAGCTGGAATGCAGAGTAGTCGAGACCCTTGCCTCGAGACACGTCGCACACCGCCATATAGATATGATCTTTGATCGGTTGAAAATACTGGATCAGACCTTCTTTCTCGATCATAGGAGCCTGATGGACGAGCTCCTTTAGCTTCCAACCGGAGATAAGAGTACCGGACGAACCTAAGAATTCGCACTCCATTTCCTGATTGAACTTCTCAACGTCAAAGTTCATACCGGCTAGAGTGTCTTGCTTCCACTTCTCGTCCCTGCCTGGTACTTCTTTCCAGTTTACGAGTATAGCCTCATAGCCGTTTCTTTTCTCTAGAGCGTTTACCCACGTAGAATAGAAGTGGTTTAGACCGTTTGGCGTAGAGACAAGGATGATCTTAGAGTCTTGACCAGACGAAATAGTAGGATAGACCGACGTGAAGAACTCGTCCCAGTTCTCGATGTGCGCGGCCTCGTCGATGAACAGTAGGTTGATGGTATAACCGCGAATTGCCGATGCGGACGTCGCGGCCGCAAGAACACGCGAGTTGTTTTCTAGAACGAACGAGCCCTTGTTCCATTCTAATACACCCTGCTGCAACCATTTAGGAAGATGTTGATACGCGAGCTGGACGCGCGATAGAATTTCTCTGGCGGTATCGCCCTTGTTGGCTAGAAGCGCGACGGTCTTATCTGCGTGAAATATAATGTACCAGAGGATGAAGGCGCATGTAGTGGTAGACTTACCAGCCTGACGGGCCGTGGTGACGATCGTGTACCTGTTGTCCTCAAACGACCTAACCATATTCTTCTGATATGGATATAGATTAAAGTTCTTAAGACCATCGTTGAGCGTGATGATCTTCATATAGTTCTCTGTGAAGTATACTGGATCTTCTTGACACTTCACATACTCTTGAACTAGTTCTGGCGTCCACTCTATGTTTTGATTAGACTTCTTAAGGAGTACGTTACCCTTATAGCCGCCGATTGGTTTATCATTCATCTTTCTTCATCTCTTTTAATACCTTCTGCAGCTCGGCGGTCGAACCGACAAAAAGGTTATTAGTCACGTTCTTCGCTTGCTCGTTCATCGGAGATTCTGCGTGCTGAATGTCCCGTATCTTTGTCTGAAAATCTAATAGCTTTTCATTGGCGCTTATCAGCGTGTCCATGAGTTTAGCATACACCTCGAACGCCCGCGGGTGCTGACTCGACGCAGCTATTTCAGCTAGCTTGAACATGGCGTCTTTACCGTCTTGAATCATCTCATGAAGGTTGGCGCGAGCGGTCTCAAAGTCTTTGGAGGCTGAGTCGTTATGACTATCGACTATCATCTTGTCTATAACGTCAATCTTATTCTCTATTGGACTTAGATTAATACCTAAGGCCTTACCAATAGGATCATTATCATCATCCATTTATTCACCATGTGTTGCTATATCATAAATCTGTGTAATAAATCCATAGTCGTCTGAGGCTTGAATCTGTTGATATGGTATAGTCTGTTGAGCATTAGAAGTAGGTTGACCGTTGGCAGTCAGACCGGGTTGAACAGTAAACTTGTAGTCTATGCTAGTGTTTCCGACTGCTGAGGCGAGCTGTCCGTCTGGAACTTCAGGTATGTAGAAATCGACGTTGACGAACTTAATGATTCCAGAAGTCTTAACAGGACCGTATAGATAACCCTTCACGGTTAAGTCCATCGTCCACACTATCTCTCTTCTGTCTTTAAACTCACCCTCGTAGTTGTCAGCATATTCTATGTTGTTAAGAACGACAGGAATATCCATGATGATGTTCATCTCTGGAATTAGATTTACTCTAGTAGTCCAGTCAGGAGTGAAGAATGGGAGTATCTGCTCTACGATCTTAGTGCCGTCTTCGACGTTCTTAGTATATACGTGGACTTTAAAGTCTATGTTATACGGTACTGGATTATATTGATAGTTGAAGTTACTAGGATTTGTGTTGCTCTGCACGGCCGTCCTGCCGGTAGTATGCAATTTTCTAGTACCGTCATACGTCATCTTACCCATCTCAAAGGAGATCATAGGAAGAGGCATCGTAGCAGAAGGACGATCGATGTTCGGGTCCTGAAACACGCGTGCGAGCATCTTGTCTTTTGGCGCGTACGTGATTGGAACGCGAACTAGAGAGATCTCATTGTTGGATTTTGGATCTGTCTTTACTACGCGAATATCGTTGAATAGCGTACCGACAAGAATGACATACTTGCGTATGGAGCTGAAATAGAATGTCTGGCCGAACAAGCGGTATACTCCACTTTATCTTTATGTTAAAGAGATATTTATATGTTGCCCAAGCTGAATGGATCAGTTATTGAGAAGTCAACAAACGTGTTTGATTCTTTCTGAATCTCATTGGCGTCATCGCCTGGTACCAGATCGCTCGTGCTTGAATTTTCTAATACTATGTAATCGCCATCTTCAGTTAGAAGTATATTGCCTCTAGTGTCTTTAATCGTCCAGTCTATAACGTTAATATCAAATTTCTTCTGCAGCGCATCTATCTGTGGAATGCCTGTGCTTATTCTCTCGTTAGAGTATTCGAAGAGCTCGCACGTCATCTTCCAAGTATATAGAGATCCCAATGGATAGAACATCTGGAACTTGTCTACATACTTGATCTGAAAACACTTATTGTTTAATGGAAAGTATATGAGATCGCCTTCGTTCGGTCTAGGCTGTGTCGTGTTGACACTTACTTCTTGATCGAATATTCTCTGCGCTATCGTGAACGTTACCTGATCGCGAATCTCAACGCCGAACTTTGACATGAAGTTACCGTCACCGCCGAACCCATCAAACGACTCGATGTAGATTGGAACTAGTACTGCATACGTGTAGCTGCTCTGGTCGTCCGCTCCATAGACGTTGTCGTAGTTGTTCAACTGACGTGGGATGTAGTACATGTCTTGACCATAGATGCTTATCGCTTCTATGATAAGATCTGTGAGCATTTCCTGCTCTGCAGATGCCCCAAAGTTGTTGAAGAATACTGACGTTCCTGGCATCAGATCAACCGATCATGTCCGTAACGGGAAGTGAATACGAATTGATCATCTCGTCTTCTAGTTCTTTGCGCTCTTCCGTAGCCTCGTCGTATATCTTCTGACCGTTAAACACGAGTCCACCAGGAAGCGGCATCGACCCGTACTTCTTGAGATTGGTACCATACTGCTGTTTAATCAGGCAAGTCGCGTATCTCTGTAGCCAGCGATCTGTCCACACCTTAGTGTATATGACTGGATCTACTACCTGATAAGCTTCAAGGATGATGTAGTCGCCTGCGTTGACTATAGACCAGTCCATGTCGATGTAGCAGCGGTTGATGTATCGATTGTATCTGAGCGGCTGCTGACCGACCAGCATCTGCTCTAAGAACTGAACGTGTTGCAGCGCCATATAGTAAGGAACCATAGACACCGAAGTGAGCGTGTATAGGTCGTTAAGAGCGATCTGATATCTGATGTTGAAGAGATTGTTCGTGTTGAGAGCCTGACCAACAGGAAACATGTTCACTACGCCGACGATGTTGTCTGGTAGAGTGATGTACTTGTTCACCTTGTCAGCCGGCTGAATCTGATACTTGTAGTACGTCTTTTCTGAGCCGGAGAAGTGATAGTCCCAGAAATACTGGAGAGCGTCATCGACGCGATCTTGTAGCTGATCGTCGTCTATGTTTATCTCGTTTAATGGTTTTCCGAGACGTCTGAGACAGTACTCTGTGAACGTCGCTCTATCTACTGGTATTGCCATTTAAACTCTCCGCTTATTATACTATCTATTTATCTGACGGCAGAGTCTCATTTATCTAGTTTCTCAATCTTACCTGACAGCTCTTTAATAGCTTCTATTAGTAGAGGAACGATTCTATCATATTTGACAGCCTTGATACCGTCTTCTCTAGTAGCTACGACTTCTGGCAATACCTTTTCGATCTGCTGTGCGATTACGCCGACGTCGTGTCTGCGAACGAAGTAGCCGTCTTCACCGCCGTGCTCGTCGATCCACTCGTCTGTCCAGTCAAACTCTACGCCGTTGATCATGTTGAGCTTGTCTAGAGCGTTAGATATATTCTTAACGTTAGTCTTTAGCGACTGATCTGATGAATAGTATGCTGTGATGTTGTTGTTGGCTCTAATCTCACCTGTGGTTCCTGACGCCGGTGTGCCGACACCGAGAGACTGTATCTGTGTGTTACCTGATACTGTCATCAGTATTGGAACAGACAACCCATTAGCGTACACTGTTAAGAACGCAGCGCTGTTATTACCTACGTATAGTGGAGCGCCTGTGTTAGAAGTGAAGTAGCCAGCGTATGAAGAATTAGACTGTCCAGAAATACCGGTAGCGTTGTTTGAAAATCCATAGACGCCGGTATTTGATGTGGATATGCCGTAGATGCCGGCAGACGAGTTTGAATACCCGCTGATAGCATATCCGGTGTTAGTAAACGCGATAATTGAGTTTGACGTAGAGGTGTTAGAGCCGATCGAGATAGATACGGCGTTTACCGCACCGGTGATAGTCATCGTGTTTGAGAACGTAGACTGACCAGTTACCGAAAGACCACCAGATATAGTAACTAAGTTTGAGAACGTAGCGTTACCAGTGACTGATATAGTATTTGAGAAAGTAGAGTTACCAGTTACTGATAAACTTCCTCCAATGGTCACTAGATTGGAGAACGTAGCATTGCCCGTCACTGAGAGTGAGTTGCTAAATGTACCGTTTCCTGAGAATGAGAGCTGGTTAGCGAATGTCGCTATACCTGTAACAGTAAGTGTACCACCCAGTGACGTGTTTCCGGTGATGTTGGTAGTACCAACTACTGTAAGATTTGATGATGGGCTAGTCGTGTTGATGCCGACTTGACCGGCATTTGCAAACAGGACATTTGTATTTACTATTAGACCGTTCTTGATTACGAACGCTGTGTTTGTTGCCAAAGTTCACTCTCCCTTTTGACAGTAGAGGGTTGTCCCGTAGGACAACCCAGATCTTAATTACTCTAATTGCTTAGAGAGGAATTTCTTCGTACTGGAACGATGCGATCAATGAAGACGTACCGGAAGCAGTTGAAGTGTAAGTAGCGATGTAGGTGCCTGGTGGAAGGATCAATGAGCCTTCGTAGTCGAAGAAGAAGCCAGGAACCTGTGGAACAGTAGTGATTGCGCCAGTTAGACCAGCACCGAATACTGAATGGAGGACAGGAGTCGCGCCAGTTGCAGTTAGGGTAGCAGTCGAGTAGGCAAGAGCCTGACCGGAACCGTTTGGTAGACCAACGTAGTTAGCTCTAACAGTGATGTTAGAAGTCGACGTACCTGGGTTGGTAGGAGCGACACCGGACATAAGACCGACAGTCGAGCCAGCACCGAAAGCAACTAGGAATGACAAGCCGACCTTGTTGATCGCGACGTTGACAGTCGAGTTCTGTGGGTTAAAGAGGAGAAGACCAGTGAACGTGGTAGCGAGACCGGCAGAAGTAGTAGTACCAGCGTTAAGAACAGCTGAGTACATATTTCTACGATAAGTGGACTCGTAATAACGACCATGGAGTTCTGATACGATCACATCGCCAAGTTGGCCCTGGCGAATGGCTGGCGTAGCGCCGGCCTGAATAGACGAAACGGATGGTTGACCAACCTGACCTTGAATAAGCATATTTTACTCTCCTTTATTGAGTATTTTCAATGTTATCGACATTCGATGGATTATTTATATCATTGCGAAGTGAGCGAGAATCTTCTTGTGAAAGAGGAAACCCGTTAAACCCTTGGATCAGCACTTCGGTCATTACTTTAAGTTCTGAAAGTATCTGATCCATCTTTTCCTGCATCAGCTCGAGCTGACCGCCGGTTTCCGCAACCGTATTACTCTCAACACCGGCTGCAGTATCGTAGTAGATATTTAGTATATCAGAAGCCGCATGAGTCGATGTGTTATACGTCAGACTGATAACGTTAGGACTGGTCGCGCTGACAGAGGCGCCAAGACCAGGGGCGCCGGCGACGTAGATCGGAGTGCCTCTAGTGACGTTGATGACAGCGTATAGCTTACTGATAGTAAAGTTTGGTATCGAAGTAAAATCCAAAGTCTGGGCTGTTGGATTGAACGCCGCTACGTATTTAGATACTAATTGTTTTGACATTGTTCAAGTCCTTAGAAGGCTAGATTATAAGTTAACATTGTTACTACAGTAGGATACGGTATTCCGTTTGTGGTTATTCCGTTTGCGGTAATTATCGTATTACTGGTAGGACTCACTATAGCTTCTGCAGTTGAATTGACAAATCCGTAGAATGTCGAGTTACCTGAGAATAAGTAAGTAGAATTTGAAAATGTATTTACCGTTGAGTTACCAACGTTTATTGAACCAGATGCATTATTTATAAAGAGACCAGACGTATTAGCGAGAGTAATGACGCCGGACGAGTTGCTGACCGCGAGTGACGCTAGAGCGCTGATCGTTCCCTCGACTCTGATCGTGTCAGAAGAAGCAGCGTTAGAGACGCCGATCTTACCGGTGGTAAAGAATCCAGTAGCGTTTACGTACGAGTTACTGACGGTGTTACCGACGTAGAATCCACCTAGATTGTTTGCTGCTATTGTGACAGTCGTAGACGTGATGGTGGTGTTTACCGTAGAGTTACCTACTGAGACCGCTGAAGAGTTAGCTCTAGTGAAGCCCGAAGTAGTGCCGACTAGAACGTTTGCAGCTGTGATATTATTAGAGAATATATTCCATACTAGACTGGTATTGCCGAGATTTAAGTTATTAGTGAGAGGCGTGATACCTACGTTGGACTGCCAAGAGTTTGTTACGTTGTCATATACGAGGTTGGCATAAGATCCAATGATGATACCTGCACCGTCAGCCGCTAGAGCAGTGGCGGCATTGTTTGCTAGTATGAAGTTCTTGTCGTTAGTGGTTATGACGGTGGCGTTAATAAACGTGGTGTTACCGGCGAACGTTACGTTGCCAGTTACTGAGAAGTTTCCATTGACCGTTAGGTTCGTTCCTACAGTCACCGCTCCATAGAACGTTCCGGAATTTGATATAAAGCTTACGTTATTTGATACGTATACTGAAGTGGCGTTTACGGTTAATTTTCTATCTGAGCTCGTGGTACCGTTAGCGTGAAATACTAGCTCATTCGCCGTGGCGGTGCCTATCGTTAGATTAGAGTTACTAGCGTATATGTAGCCGTCTAGTGGGCTGCCGATGGTATACTGCGTATTAGAATAAGTAGAACTGTTGATGCCGATGTCTAGATAGTTTATAGAGTCTGTGCCAGTATCGGCCGTGAGTATTAGATCGGTAGTAGCGTTTGTGCCGGAGTTAGCGTTCTGTAGGATAGTCTGTACATACGTATTCTGGTTGCCGTCTACCTGAACCAAAGCCGCGGCGCCGAACGCGAATCCTACGGCAGCGTTGCCGACCTGTAGCTTGACGTTGACGTTTGCGGTGTTTACCGTCAGGTTATTGGCGTAGGCGTTTACCGTGTATGTGCCTGAGGTATTAGCCGCGAAGTAAGTATTTACGGTAATAGAATTGGAGATAATAGGAGACGTCGTGTTGACGAAGCTGCCAGATATTGTAGTAAGAACTACAGGGTAGGATATCGTCTGCAGGAGAGGCGTAGACGTGGCATTGGTTAGGATTACGAATCTATCGTTCGCACCCGCGCCAGAAGCGGTGGTTAAACCCGAGATTTTCTGATAAGTCGTTGCCAATGCTTTTTTCCTGGTTTTGGTATAATCTTATTTATACGTTTTAGGGTTTAATTAGTCGCCGTCGCAGTATTTCCCAGAACAGGCCAGTCTACGCTGGACACATCTAGCTCAAAAATTTCATTTAATTTTGGAGAAGTTGTTATCTTATCTGGTAGGTCTCTAAGAGCCTGCCTATAAGTCTTTTGATCGTCTGTCATAATCCTGTCAGACACGGCCATCCAGTCTGTTTCTGACAATCTTCTGTCTCGTTCCAACCTAAGCAGTCTCATCGGCTCAGCAGTGTTTAGTTCTAATACTTTAGATTCTAGAGATTCTAAATAAGGTGGATAACCTGGACTCATCCATTGGATTGAAGAGTAATCAGTGTCTCTTATGCTCCATTCTGAACCAGGAGATAAAACAGAAAGAGCTTCTATTATAGTGTATTTCATCTTTATCTCGCTATCTCTGTTAATTTCATTATTGCATAACCATCATCTGATGAGTTTGATGGAGAATTAAAATACTGTGTTCCACTATACGAACCGACATTAAGCGCAAATGTATATGTTGTTCCTATAGCTCCAGGAGCATAGAACGGTTTTTCTGTAGTATAATCATGAATCCAACCAGAAGCGTTAACACCGTTATATCCAGAATACGCTACCGGTGTTGCTGTAAGATTTTCGTATATCTGAAAATACGCTAGATTCCAAGTTCCACTAACGTCACACCTCTGCTTACAGTGTAGAAAAACCATAATTATAGGAGCCACCGTTTTAATAGTTATAGAAGTATTAAAAAAATTACTAAGAGTTGAAGACGATGTACTATATGAAGACGTGACTCTGTTTATAACGGTCTGCACAGGAGTACCTGGAGAATAGATATTATAACCAACAGGAACACTTATAAGATTACCAGATCTTGGCTGCAGAGTATTAATCGATGCGTTGATGCCGTAAAAATTATTACCAGAAAAGCTATTACCTGTAAGATTATTACCGGTAAAAGTACCATTAGCTGTTAGATTATTGGCAGTTATATTGCCGGTAGTAGTAAAATCACCGGTACCTGTTATAGGTCCAGAACTAATTATAGGCGTTCCTGTGATGTTACCTACCGTTAATGTTGACATCTGTTTATCCTATCTTTTTTTAATTTATTTATTTGAGTTTTTGATCAATAAAATCAAACAGTTTTTTTGATGGAATACCCGTTATCACGAACGCGTACGTGGCGTTCCATGACGGATCGGCACCATGGAAGCTGCTAGAATCCCAATAGAACACCAGTCCACCGCCATCTTTGTCTTTTATATAGTGTTTAGTTTTTGTTTTATGATCGTACATGAATAATTTTCTATCAGTGTTAAGTCTTATCCATAAAGAAAATCTTGTCTCTTCGTCTATTTCTTCAAAGCTATTTGGAAAACTCTTTGGTCTAGGATGATCG